GTGTACTCCCGGTGACCTCCCGCCGGCTAGCCGCAACAGTACCCGTGCCGGTCACGGGAAATGACGCGAGATTTACGCCGCATCGGGCGTCCCCTAGGTCCGCGTCACAGGACGGCGTAACGGTGCGCCCGACGGTCTGTTGCAGTCGCTGCGCCAGGCCCCGCAGTTCCGCGTTGAACCGGCCGTTGCCCGCCGTAACCTCCCCGAGCCACCCGACTCGCAGGTTGATCTGCCCTTGTGTGGCGTCTTGCCAGTTAACCAGGAAACATTCGGTAAATGCGTGATCCCACAGGGCGGCCTGTAGGTCCCCTTCGGTGATCGCCGGGGAGTCCAGCAGGCCCACCAGTTCCACGTCATCGACGTTCAGGGCGGAGTTATTTTCTACCGCCCCCGCGGTAAATCCTGTTGCAGCTAGGTAGGTCTCGCCCCCGTAGACCAGATCCCGGTCTAGCGACGTGAACCGGAACACCTGCCCATCGGTACGCGTAACCCGCCAGCAATACGCCAGCGTCGTAACCTCGCCGGCGATATGCGCCGCCATCCCCGCATCGAGGCTCTTGCTCATGTGCGAATCTCCACCAGGGGGACCGACTGCCAGGAGAACAGTAGCGCCCCACTCGCCCCTTCGTCCATCGCCACCGCTTGCAGCTTGTCAGTGTCGAACCGCACCGGCACGTCAAACTCTCCCACCCAATACAGATCGTCCGCGGCGAGGCCGTACTTCGAGGCTGTGCCCCCGCTGGTGTAGGCGGCATACGCCGACGTGTCGATACCCAGATGGAATGTGTCCGCTGTAATCTTGGTAACCGTGCCCGTCTGGCCGTTGATCTCAGTCATACCTGCGACGCCGGTAATCCCAACCAGGTCGCCGTTGTTGAACGGGTGGCCGACTGACGTTATGACGCCGGGGTCCGCCTGGGTAATGCCCGAGAGGGCAGCAGTCGCGTTCGGGACGAACGTCGCGCGCCCCGTAGTGTCGTCTACCGACACGCTGCCCGGGGATGCCCCCACCGTGACCGGAGACCCGTTGCGGTACACCGCCCAGCTACCGACGACAGGTTTGCGTATCTCCCGCGCCTCGGAGAGCGCACCCGCGAGATACCATTTCCCGAACTGGTACACCCCCGGCGAGCCGGTCACCGCCAGCAGCGCCCCGTTTGCCGACGTGCAGGTGTAGTCCGCCCAGTCCTTGAGGCGGAATCCGTGGGCCCGGCCGCGCACCGCGCGGAAAAACGCCAGCACCAAGTCAAACTGTGCCTGCGTCCGCACGCCAAACGCGATGTCATACTCGGCGCGGGCCGCCGCCCACTCCACGTTGCGCGACTCCCACCCGGACGCCACGGCAGCAATCCGTGTCAGCCAGCCCGGCCCGCCGGACATGCCGTGCGAAACATCCTCCGGGAATCGCGGGGTCTCCAAAAAGCTCACAGATTGCGCCTCCCCTTACTGACCGCTCGGGTCACCGCTGCCGCGACTTGCGTCGACGAACGCCGTAGGGTGCCCTCATCCTGAACCCCGGAGACATTGACCGTCACCGCCACATTGGACCCGCCTCCTGCCAGCGCCCTCCGCGTGTCGGAATTGGACAGGATCGCCCTAGACCGGGAGGGCAGCACCAGCTCGGGGCCACGTTCGCCCACCAGCGAAACCTTGCCCGCAGGGAGGTCCCCGCCGGCCGCGAAACTGCCGCCGAACAGCCCCTTGAACACGCCGCCCAGCACGCCCCCCACGCTGCCCATCGACCCCATCAGGGCCTTGAAAATGTCGCGCGCGACGGCCTCCGCGACCATGCGCTGAATGGTCTGCTGGAAGGACTGGAGCATGCCTTTCAGCCCCTTGTCGAACGGGTCGAACAGAAAATCCGCAAATGCGTCCTGCATGTTCTCCGCCGCACGTTTCGCCACCGTCTCCCACTGGTCCGACGACGTTTCAACGTCCGCCGTCACCCGCGACATGACGACCGAAACCCCCTCTGAATACTGCCGTACCGCCTCCAGGGACCCGACGACCCCGAGCTGCCCCCTCTGGTAGGCATCCCACAGCAGTTCGATGTCCCGGGCGGCCTGCTCCAGCTGCGCCGTGGGGGTCTGCGAGAGGATACTGTTCAGGCGCTGGATGGATTCCGCAGCAGCATCCTGCGCACCCGTGGCAGCGTCAAACGCCTCCTGGGCCGCCAGCACCGCGCGGGCGTAGGTCTCATAACTGATGACCCCGGCATCAAGCAGTTCGTCATACCGCGCCTGTGCGGACGCAAGCTCTTCGATGGGCGTCCGCATCGCCTCTGTCAGCTGCCGGCCGGATTCGAGTAGGGCTTGATGCTGCTTTTCGACCTCCACCAGGTTCAACACCCCAAGGGCCCATTCCAACGTTTCGCCCTTGGCCCCGGCAGCCCGTAGCCGATATACCTCGATCTGCCCGGCCGTCATACCGAGCGTGGCTTCCTGCTCTTTCAAATGGGACACCAGCCGCTGTAGATCCGACTGCGCGGAGTTCACTGCGGTGCCTAGGGCAGAGTATCCCAGTGCCAGTTTGCCGGCGGCATCCGCAGCCCCCGCAGGGGTTGCCGAGGCAGCCGGTGCCGTGCGGTCCAGCACCCGGGAAACGAACGCGTCCTGGGCTTTCCGCGCGGCCTCCGCGTCTTCGACCATCAGCCGGCGGATTTCCCGCGCCTGCGCAAACTGCCCCTGGGCTATCGCCGCGGCTTGCGCCGCCAGTCCGCCGATCTCGCGGCCAATGGACGTAATGACAAAAGCGGTCTCCGCCCCGAGTACCGTCACGGTCTCCAGAACTACTTGAATGCCGCGGGTGATCCCCTCCGCCACGGACGCATTTTTTGCGTACCCCACCCACGCATCCGAGATATTCGCAACCGTGGGCAGCAGCCCCTGCACGATGCGGTTCACCAACCCCTGGGTAGCGAAACCCATACGGGATAGATTGTCGTTGAACTGCTCGGCCGCCTGTGCCGCCTCGCTACTCAGGGTAACGCCGAACGACCGCGCCTCCTCTCGCGCCCGGCGGAGACCCACTGAACCCGCGTTCAGCAGGGACACCATGTTAGGCCCCGCAGTTTTCCCGAACAGAGCCACGGCGACCGCGGCTTTCTCGGGGCCATCCGAGAACCGCGCGAACGCATCCGCGATCAGGTCGATCCCGCCCTCCACGTCACGGGCGACCTCGCCCGCATCGACGCCTAGGGCACGGAACGCATCCGCCTGTTCTTTGCTGCCCCGCTGGGCCATCACCGCGTTTTTCGACAGCTTCACCAGGGCCGCGGTGTATGCCTCGAACTCTACTCCCGCCAAGCTCGCGGCATAAGCGGATTCGCTAATGAACTCCGTAGAAGCGCCCACCGCGCGGGCCATCTTGGATATTTCATCCGCGGTGTTGACGGCATTAAATGCCATCTCGGTAAGCCGGCTCGCGGCGGCTTCGATTCCCCGCGCCAGGAGGTTGCCCACCGCAATGGACGTGGTGCTGGCCCCGCGCTGAAAACGGTCCAGCTTCGACCGTGCCGCGTCCAGCTGAGTCTGGAGCCGGCCGGTTTCGGCCTCCAGGGAAACGACCAGTTTCGCAAGATCAACTGCCACGCCTCACCCCCCGCGCCCGAAGCGCCGCTAGGACGCCCATGGTCTCCGCCCGCCGTTGCTCGCCCGCGGGTTTCAGCATGAAATCCCCCGGGGCCGGCTTGCGCTGCGAGTATGGGGCGAGTACCGCCGACGCCACAATGCCGGCGTGCAGATTGTCACGCAGCGCGCCCCACGGTTCGCCCCGGTAATATTCGATCCACGCGTCATACTCCGCCGCTCCCATCGTCGCCCGCATCTCCGCCACCGTCCGGCCCATCGCCAGCGCTAGGCGATGGTCGAAACGCTGCTCGGGCGTCAGGCGTTTTTTCCCGTGGCTTTCTCGGCCCCGAGGCCGGACAGTTCCAGCACCGCCATCGCCATCGCTTCCAGCACGGCCGGGGACACGCCGTTGAGGTCTGCCCCCTCCGACAGGACGCGCGCACCCTCGGAGTTCACCCAGGCCATCCGGACCAGCACGGCCTGCGCCGATGCGGGCGACTCGCGGACGGCCGCATGAAAGGCCGCCCGTTCATCGACGGTAAGCTCCCGCACCCGCACCACGGCCCCATCATCCGACACGGGGACGTCCATCGCCCGGAGGGGCGCCGCTGCGGCCAGAGCCGCCAGGTCCGCGAGCATCATGATACGGTCACCGCCCCCGAGATTTTCAACGTGAATTCCAGCATGTTCCTGTCATCCACAGAGGGGGACAGCTTCCATCCGCGCGCCAGCGCAGCGAACGCGAACGTCTCGGCCGGAGAGCTGTTTTCCGCGACGATGCGGTAGTTGCCGACGGTGCGGTTCTTCACGTCGGTAATCATCTGGAGCAGGTTCGCGTCACCTTGCTCGTAGTTCGCGGTGATCGTAATTTCCTCGCCGTCCGCCAGGCCGCCGATGTATTCCTCGTTACCCGCGGAACAAAACGTGGTGGCCTTTACCAGGTTGTTCGTCTCGCCCAGCCCCGAGATGCCATACACCTGGCAAATCTTCGTGAAAACCTCCGGGCTAGCGCCATCGCCCCGGTAGAAAAAAATGTCCGCAACGAACGCGTCGGTAGTCATGTCAAATGCTCCTATGCCAAATGGTTAGTAACAACGTCCGGCGGTACAGGCCGGGTTCCGGCTCAAACAGGTCAAACTCCGAATCGAAGCGAATGGCATTAAAATACGTCCCGCCCACGGTGCCCGAAAAATCAAGCAGCGCCGCCAGAAGAGCCGCCAGCGCGACCGAATCGTCATATTTTTTCGAGTAGCAATCCAGCTGCACCGACTCCCGCACTAGCGAGTCCGGACCGCAAAACGTGCTGGCCCTCGGCCGCGCCGTGGTGGAGTACACGACGCACGGTCTCACGCTGCTGCCGCTCCACACCTCCGCGGGGATCTGCACGGGGTACACCCGGGCCCCCACTACAGCAGCCACGCCGGGCAGTGACAGCACTAGAGTGCGAAAGTCCGCGCCCAGCATCAGCCCCTCCCCGTCCGTGCGATTTTCTGCAACCGGCGGCGCAGATCCGCAACCATTTTGCCCTGCACCTGCGACTGCGCCGACGCGAAGGCCGGCCTGAGCCAAGGGTTTTTCGGAATTTTCGCTGTTCCGAATTCCAAAAACTGCACGGCGTAAAACGCCTCCCGGCGGACCCCCATCACAGCGCGGAAGCGCCCGTTCACCCTATTCCGCGTGACGGCGATGCGGAGTGACCGCGACGCGAACCCGGGGGCCACCAGGCGCCCCTTGTACGTGCGATGCGCCCGGCCGCTGCGGTTCAATGCCGCCGCCCGCGCCTTGGCGGGCGCGACGGCCTGGCGCATCGCGGCCCGCAGGATGCCGCGGATGACGTTCGCCTCCCCGGTGGCACCGACGGCCGCCAGTTTCCGGTTCAGGTCCGCGGCGCCCTTCAGTTCAGCGGCCATGGATTTTCGCCCGCAACAGCCGCAGAATCTCGGCCAGCCTCGCCCGCGCCCGCTCGCATCGGTCACACGTCTTTGTCATTACGCACCCCGTCCGATTCGACCAGCCGGCACATGAGTTCGACCATCCGCCGCCGGCCGTTCACATCAATCACGTCGGTAATTTCCAGCGTCATATACTCCGTGGTGCCCTCCGCCAGGTATCGCAGCCGCTGATTCGTGCGGTATCCGGGCAGATACCTGGTGCGGACCAGGTAGGACTGCGCAGTCTCGAACTGCCGCGCGGCCAGAAACCGGGAGCCGCGCAGCGGCTCAACCTCGGCCCACACGGTGC